AATCATCGAAAGAACGGTCAACCCATCCAAATCAGATTGGTGGATCAAGTGAACAATCCAAGACTTTGGCCCACACCGGTTTCTCGGATGCACAAAGACAGGGGATACCCATCGGAGTACGGCAGGAACGAGATACCCCTAGCGGCACAGGTTGGTGGGCCACTGAACCCCGAGTGGGTCGAGTGGCTAATGGGGTGGCCGCCAGGGTGGACAGACTTAAAGCCATTGGAAATGGACAAGTCCCACTATGTGCAGCAACAGCATGGAGAATCCTAAGTGAATCATGAACACAGACAAATCGCCAATTCAATCCTTGACCGATTTAAAGACGGTGAAGAATTTAGCCAATCTGCCATTGACCAAGCGCTTAGAGATACAGGAGACATTACGCCAAACGGAGGCGAGGTACTGGATCAAACGGTTCAGGAAGAAAGCCAAGGAGGAGGGCAAAGCAGAAGCATGGGCATGGTGGCAGAGAACCTTATCCGACTTAGTGAAAAAGCGTGGACAACCCGCCGTTGAAGACCTACAAAAGAGGATGAATGATGAGAGCAGCAAAAATTGATGCAAACCAAGACCAAATTGTTACGGCGTTACGGGCGGCTGGCGCTACGGTTCAGTCTTTGGCTAATGTTGGCAAGGGTGTTCCTGATCTGCTGGTGGGCTATAAAGGCCAGACCCTGCTTATGGAAATTAAAGATGGCAATAAAAGCCCGTCTGCGCGACTTTTGACGGAAGACCAGCTACGATGGCATCACAACTGGTTTGGGGGCGCATTGGCGGTTGTAGACAGCCCTGATGCGGCATTACGAATGATTGGGGTGATTAAATGAAGCCAGAAGAAGCCACACAAGCCATCAGGGACAAAGCGCCACTGTACGGAGACGCAAAGGGACAAAGGGTTTATCTTGAGGAATTTCGCAAATCTAAGAAAGCCATGCTGATGCGGGATGCCCTGCTTAACGGGATTGATGCCGCCAGCCACCAAGAACGTGAAGCCTATTCAAGCCCTGAATATCAGAAACTGATCCAAGGGTTAGCCGCTGCGGTGGAAAAAGAAGAAACATTGCGTTGGGAGTTGGAAAGCTACCGCCTTGAAGTCGAAATTTGGCGCACACGCGAAGCCACTAACAGGATGCAAGACAGGTCGCATCAATGAAATGCCCAGAATGCGGCACATGGACAATCGTCAAAGAAACCAGAACCAGCACAGGAAACAGCCGCCGCCGCAGGCTGGAATGCGCTAACGAACACCGATTTACAACCTTGGAGACAATAATTGTTTCAAAAACACGAATACATCAGGTCAAAAAAACTCCTAAAACTGGTAGCGGGACTTGATTGCCAAGCCTGCGGGTCAGGCCAGATGGTGCAGGCTGCACACACAAATTGGGGCGGTGGCAAGGGCAGAGGGATCAAAGCTGATGACAATCTGGTGGCGGCGTTGTGCCTGAAATGCCATTTTGAAGTTGACCAAGGCAAAGACCTAACCAAAGATGAACGCCAATTGATGTGGTATTTAGCGCATACCCTTACGGTGGCAAAACTTTGCGAGCAGGGGTTATGGCCTGCTGATGTTCCTGTGCCTACAATGGCAACGCAGTTGTCTTAGGGGGGGGTGTTGCATCCCCCCTTTTTTTGATATAGTGGCAATATGAATGATGAAGTCGCCGAATTCGTAGCGCACCTGTTGCACAGTTCAACGGTGACGCATTTCATGCACTGGTCAACAACCAGCTATGCAAAACACGTTGCATTAGGGGAATACTATGCCCAAATTATTGACTTGGTTGACGAATTTGCCGAAGCGTATATGGGCAAATATGATCAACTTAAAAAATTTCCTGATGAGTTTCACGCAGAAAAAGACCCCGTGAAGTATTTGGAAAACATGAAAGATTTTGTGGAAGAATCCCGCAAGGAACTGCCACAGGATAGCGAATTGCAAAATTTGGTAGATGAAATCGCCGACTTGATCAATTCAACCCTTTACAAACTGCGTTTTCTTGACTAAGGAAAAATCATGGCACAACTGATGAAAAACGAACCCAAGGGCTATGGCACAAAAGCCACAATGTCTGGCAACCCAGCCGCATCTGACAAAACAGGTGAAAAAGGCAGCGCCAAAAAGGGCATTCCAGCCGCCAAAACCAACATGACAGGCCCAGACAAGGCATTTGACGGTGGACGTTCTAGCGGCGTTTGCTACACACACGACCGCAAATGTAGCCAGTGATGGCAAGCTGCGCCAGTTGTAAATTCTTTCTGAATGCCCAGATTATGGGCAGTTGTCGCCGTTATCCGCAAACGATTAACAGGCACATGAACGATTGGTGTGGTGAACATTTTGCGGTGCAACAAGCTGAACCAGTAATGGTGAAATTGCCTGTGTACGACATTCAAACCGATACGGTGGTTGAACCGCCGTTGAAGAAAAAGCCCGGAAGAAAGCCTAAATATGATCAAACCCCTGCGTGACCGTGTAGTTGTTCGCCCCAATGTTCGCAAGTTGTCCGACATTATTTATGTCAACAACAAAGAAGCATTCAATGAGGGAACTGTCGTGGCGGTCGGGCCAGCGGTGGATCAGACACAGGTGGGCGACTTTATCAAGTATGGAAACGGGGATTATCTGAATTGGCCTGTCCACAACATTGACGGGCAAGATTATCAGATCATTCAAGAAGCAGACATTTGTGCAGTAGTGGAGGCGTAATGGCAAAAACTGGACTTTATGCAAATATTCATGCGAAACAAGAACGCATCGAAAAACAAAAAGCTGCGGGTAAAACGCCTGAACGTATGAGAAAGCCCGGCGACAAGGGCGCACCCACCGCAGCCGCATTCAAGCAATCTGCCAAGACTGCCAAAAAATGAAGAAGCACGACAAGCCCATTCCACATAAGACCACGGGTAAGGGTAAAACCTACAACCCAACTGAAAAGGGCGCTGGGATGACCGCAAAAGGTCGTGCTGAATACAACGCAAAGAACAATTCAAATCTGAAACCGCCTGCCCCCAACCCCAAGACTAAAGCAGATGCTGGTCGAAAAGCCAGTTTCTGTGCAAGAATGGAGGGGGTGGTAAAGCACTCGAAAGGCCCAGCGGAACGGGCAAAGGCCAGTCTAAAAAACTGGAATTGTTAAATCCCTTTTGGAAAAAATAAAGGAAATATCATGGCAAATTCAATTGCAACAGGCGTAGCTTACGCAGACCCAGCTTTTACCTCAGTTCAAGTTGGTACATCCTCAGTACCCATTAGCATTTCATCTGCTGGCGTACTCAATGGCGCTTATGCGTCTACTACCGCAAGCAGCGGCGACACCCGTTTGTCTTATGACAAGCTGACGTTTACCAGCACTGGTAGTGGCGAGACTTACCGAGCATTTTCGGTGGTCACAGGCGCTGGCGCTGCGGCGGCGGGTACTATCAACGGCGCACACATCAGCACATCCATCAATGGATCAGGCACGATTTCGGGTGCGGCAAATGCAATTCGTGCAACCATTGGCGGTTCGTCAACAAACCCAGGCGGTACATTGGCGGCATTGCAGTTGGACTCTGATTTTGCAACTGGCGGCACATGGTCAAACGCATCATTCTTGCGTGTAACCAATTCGGGCACAGGCGAAGTCGGTAACTTTGCGGCAATGCCAGCGGTTAGCGCAACAGGCGTGTTTAGAGCTAAAGTCGGTTCACCAGTGGTTACCCATACCATTCCAGTGACCAGCGGCGGCACTACCTACTACGTCATGGTCAGTACGGTTGCTTAAATGTTGAAACATCCCGACATTGATGTGCAAGCCTTAGTCGAGATGCTAGAGGGGCAGCGTGATAATGCAATGGTGCAAGCCGCTGCCCTCTTTAGGGAAAACACCGAGCTAAAGCAAAAGTTAGAAGAATATGACAACAGATCAAATCAAAGCGAGGATTGAAATTTTGACTGCCCAAGCCAAACAATTGGAATTAAGCCTCCATGCGATTGGCGGGGCAATTCAAGACTGCCAATATTGGCTAAACCAATTGGAGAGCAAAGATGCCGCTGATCAAGTCAATGACACCCAAGGCGCTGAAGCAGAACATCAAGGCTGAAATAGAAGCTGGCAAGCCTGTTAAGCAGGCTGTTGCCATTGGCTATTCGGTTAAGCGTGAAGCTGAAAAGGCTAAAAAGCCAAAGAAGAAGTAAATGCCAACCCTTGCGGACATATATAGCGCAATTGACACTGCCAAGCGCAAAGCATCGGATTTTGTACAGAATCCCGGCACTAGCTTGCAGCAGATGGTTGGTAATGCAAATGACCGCGCAAGGGTTTACAACCAACAATTAAGTTTGGCGGCGCAGGGAACAGGTGCGCCAGCTAGGGGAATGCAACCCACGCCAGAACAAATGGCGGCTGATAAATATGTGACGCAAACAATAGCTGATGCCTACAACCCTGTGGGCATGACTGTGTTTCATGGGTCACCTCATTTATTTGCAAAGTTTGATGCCTCAAAAATTGGCACTGGAACTGGGCAACAAGTTTATGGCAAAGGGTTTTATCTTGCTGAATCACCGGCCACAGCAAACGAATACAAAATTAATTTATCTGGGTATTCTTCTGGCGCTAAATCAGCTTTACGCCAAAACAACAACAATTTTGATGAAGCCATTGCCGCGCAAAATCAAAAATTACAGCATTACAAGGATTTAATTGCTTCAGGTGGTGGTGGCGACATTAATAGAGCAAACAGTTTTCTTCAATTGACAGAAAAAAATATCCAAGACTTGCAAACAATGAAGCAGGGTGTTGCTGAAAACAAAGGCGGCTTCTATAAAGTAGATTTGCCTGACACCCATGTAAGAAGAATGTTGGATTTTGATGCGCCATTGAAAAACCAGCCTAAACCAATCCGCAACCTTGCCAAATCATTGGGTATGGATATGAATGATCTTGGTGGCGATTTAATTGTAAAAATTGGCAAAGGTGATGAGGGCAAGAAGATTTTGCAAGATGCTGGCATCCCCGGCGTTAAGTACTACAATGAAATGAAAGGTGGCCCTGCACAATGGAAACGCAATTTTGTTGTGTTTGACCCAAAGCACCTTACCATTCTTGAACGTAACAGCCAGCCAATCAAATGACCGATACCGTACCCGTCCTAGAAAAGCGCCCAGTAGGTCGCCCAACCCTATATGACCCCGCATATTGCGAGACAGTCAGGGAACTAGGACGCATTGGCAAATCCATTGAACAAATCTGCTATCAATTAAACATAAGTATTAGAACCATTTACTTATGGAAAGACACGCATGAAGAATTTATGCAAGCCTTGGAAGATGCAAAGACATTTGAGCAGGCATGGTGGGAAGAACAAGCCGCTGCTTACATGGTGGAGAACAAAGAAAGTGACCGACTGAACGCCACGCTATGGTCAAGGTCAATGGCTGCAAGGTTTCCAAAGAAGTACAGGGAAAGCACAAAGCAAGAGATTACAGGTGCAGACGGTGCGCCATTGCTTACAGGTATTCAGGTGACATTTGTGAAGCCCAATGAGTGATGTATCAAGCGCCATTGCCAATGCTGAATTCCCGATCAAGCTGCAAGGCTTGTTCAAGCCATCACGCTATAAGGTAGCCTACGGCGGCAGGGG